ACAAATCAGTTAAAAACATTAATTGTAATGCAGGTGTTGGGTGATACAAAAACCTTTTTTGATTCACAAAAACAACTAGATGATAGGCAAGGATTTTTTACAGATTACATGATACCTGATACACAAATAGAAAATAACAACATGGCACAATATTATTTATTTGTTGGAAGTGAAGGATTAATGAACGACATGATAATGCAACAATGGCAGACGGATTCGGAGTAGCTATGGCAGAGATGGAATTTGCAGGGATTAAGTTTAAAGGCGGAAAAATCTTTGTAGTTCTTACAGCATTAACTACTTTAGGTGGTGGATTATGGGGAGGTTTTGAATTTTATAAAGATTACCTTAATATGAAAGAGCAAATACAAAATTATGTAGCTCCAGACTTATCTGAGTTTGATAAAAACATTGCACTAACAAAAGAAGAAATGTCAAGCAAGACAGAATTATTACAAACAGAAATAGAAATGTTAATGGGTGAAATGGAAATGATGATGCAAGAAATAAGATTAGTATCTGATGTAGCCAATGAATTAAAAAATGATTTAAGACAAGATGTGCGTAGAGTTGAATCAATTGTTAATGATGTTGAACAACAAGTAAAAGAAGATTCAAGAGATAATGCTAAAGATTTAAAATCTACAATTGATACTTTAGAAGATGATATGAAAAAACTAGAAGAAAAAATAAAACTATCTCAAAAAGAGTTAGAAGAAAAAATAGATAAAAGGATTAAAAGAGCGTTAGAAAATCCTCTTGGTGGTTAATGGCTAATAAACAATACAGATGGTTTCAAACAAAACGCAATAGAGCTATGAAAAAAAATAACCCTATTGCGAAAGAACTATATACTCCTCAATATAAACCAAAAGTTGTAGATAGTAAAAAAATATATAACAGAAAGGATACAAATGAAAATTTCAGATAACACAGCGATAAGCATGCCCGTCAGGAATCTTTTAGGCCTGATCGCAGCCATATCACTTGGTATATTTGCCTACAGCGATTTGACTCAAAGAATTACGGAACTTGAGACTGCAAGACAATTAATGGAAGCTGACTTGTTAAAAAAAGCTGAGCAAACACCTGTGGATATGGAGCAGACAATGATTTTGGAATGGCTTGGAACTAAAAATGCTACTATGGAAGCTGAACTTGAGTCGATGATGCATAATAAAGTTAATATTGAGTTTTTAAGAGAACAAGTGACAAAAATGCAGAAAGATGTAGAATTACTCAAGGACAAAGTTAGACAAAACGGAGCACCAGAATGAAAATTGTAGCAGTTATAATTTTATTTGTATTTGGAAACATGAATGATCAGGAAACACAAATGACACAATATATTCCAATGTCTAATGCAGGGGAATGTTTATACGAAAAAAGAATGTTAAAGAAAAATAAAGATTTTCCTAAAGATGCCTTTTGTGGTCCTGCTTATGTAGAAATAAGTGATGATGGAGAAGTAATAAAATTATATAATGAGATACCAGACGGGGCTGTATTGGTTGATGAAAAAATAACTAAAGAAGCCATGAAAGCTTGGACACTTAGAGCAAAAGAAAAATGGAACCAGTAACTATAGCATATATAATATTTGGAACTTTATGGGTTATGGGTGCTATAACTTATTTATAATTTATGGCTAAAACCCCTTCTAACGAATACTTTACACCAGTCAAAAAAAGGACTAGTATAGGTTGTTCTTCTCGATCAAAGCCTAAAAATAAACATAAAAGGCGATGTTGGAAGAAATATAATAGACAAGGAAGATAATGCCAACTTATTCTACAACCAAATCGTTTGATTTACAGATTAATGAAATGATTCAAGAAGCTTATGAAAGATGTGGAATCATGGTTCGGGATGGATATGATCTTAGAACAGCAAAAAGATCACTTAATATTTTATTAGCAGAATGGGCAAACAGAGGTCTTAATTTATGGACTATTCAACAAACTGATAAATCTTTAACTGCAAATGCTCAATCTGTTACAGGAACCAGTTTATATGGATCAGCAGCAGCTGATGCTTCAGCTATTATTGATATTACTGATGTAGTTATAAATGATGGCACTTATGATTATGCTGCTACTTCTATAAGTAGAGCTACTTATTTTAACATGCCTAATAAAGCTACCTCAGGTAGACCATCACAATTTTATTTTCAAAGAGAAATAAATCCAACTTTATATTTATATCCGGCTGTTCCGGCAAGTGGATCTTACACTTTAAAATATTATGCTATGATTAGAATGTTTGATATTGATGCATATACTAATAATGCACAAATACCATTTAGATTTATTCCTTGTATGACAGCGGGACTTGCTTATTATCTGTCACAGAAAAAAGCACCTGAAAGAATGCAAGCATTAAAATTAATTTATGAAGATGAGTGGAAAAGAGCTGCTGATCAAGACGGAGCTAGAACAAGTCTTTATTTAACACCTCAAGCATATTTTCCATCGGTAGGTTAACATGGCTAAATTTGCAACAGGTAAAAATGCTTTAGCTATATCGGACCGAAGTGGATTACAATTTCCTTACAAAGAAATGGTTAAGGAATGGACTGGAGCTTTAGTTCATTATACAGAATTTGAAGCTAAACAACCTCAATTACAACCTCTTAGAATAGCTCCCGATCCACAAGCTTTACAAAATGCCAGACCCGCAAGAGTAGAAACTCCTGCAGCTAGATTATTAACTGGAAATCCTTTTTATTCTACAACTGGATCTCAAGTAGTTACAGTAATAGAATTTAATCATGGAAGAACAACAGGTGAAACTGTAAGATTTAGAAATTGTCAAGGTGGTTCTGGATTTACTCAAGCTAATTTAGAAAATTCTTTAGGATATACCATTACTGTTCCAGCAGGAGATGAAGATTCTTATACATTTAATATAGGATCTGGACCTTCAACTCAAACAAATGTAAGATTTGGAGGTATGGTTTGCACTTCAGGTCCAGTTACGATAGAAGGATAATATGACAACTTACGCAGAATTAGTTACACAAATTAGAGATTACACTGAAACAGATTCAAATGTTTTAACAACTACTATTGTTAATGATTTAATATCTAATGCAGAAAATAGAATATTTAGAGAAGTAGATTTAGATGCATTTAGATCTTATCAAATTGCTGGATTAACAGCTAACAATGCTTTTGTTTCACTTCCTGGAACAGGAATAGCAGATTTTGCACTTATAAGATCTGTTCAAATTTATGGACAAAGTTTAGGTAATTCTCGTAGTACATTAGAACAGAAAGACATTTCATTTATGAATGAATATTGGCCTGATAGAACTTCTACAGGTACACCAGTTTATTATGCAAATTGGAAAGCAGGTAACATATACCTTGCGCCTACTCCCGATGTCGCATATAATATAGAAGTAGCTTTAAATAAGTTACCAACAGGACTATCGTCTACAAATACGACTACCTGGGTAAGCACAAATGCTCCTAGAACGTTGTTGTATGCGTGTCTCTGCGAGGCCTTAAAATTTCTCAAAGGCCCCTACGATCTGTTAGATCGCTATGAAGCAGGTTATGCTAATGCATTACAAGACTTGTCAATAGAACAACAAGGTCGTGGCAGAAGAGATGAATATATGGATGGAGTTTTAAGGACTCCTCTTAAATCGCAACAACCATAAAGGAGATAAAAAATGGCGATAGTACAAGCGGTATGTAATACCTTTAAACAGCAGCTGTTGGAAAGCAAGCATGATTTTGCAAATGGTGGTGATACTTTTAAAATTGCATTATTTACATCAAGTGCAAGTTTAGGTGCATCAACTGCTAACTATTCAACAAGTAATGAAACTACAAACACATCTGGTTCTGCTTATACAGCAGGAGGACAAGCTTTAACTGGACAATCAGTTACAGGAGGTTCAGGAGCATCAACAGCATATGTTGATTGGTCAAATGATCCTAACTGGACTTCAGCTAGCTTCACAGCTAATGGTGCTATGATATATAACACTACTACTGATGGCGGTTCGGGAACAACTGATGCAGTTTGTATTTTAGCTTTTGGTTCTGATTTTACAGCAACCAATGGTACATTTACTGTTCAATTTCCAGCACCAGGCACAAGTACAGCTATATTGAGATTATCGTAGGAGTTTAACATGGCATTGATTATCAATGATCGTGTTAAGGAAACCACGACATCAACAGGAACTGGAACCATTAACCTTGCAGGCGCAAGTACTGGTTTTCAAACTTTTGTTGCTGGTGTAGGAACTACTAATACTACATATTACTGCATTACTATGCAGTCAGGTAGTACGGAATATGAAATAGGCATTGGTACTATTACTGATGCAACTCCAGATACACTATCACGAGATACAGTTTTAGAAAGCACTAATAGTGATTCTAAAGTAGATTTTTCAGCAGGTACGAAAGATGTTTTTTGTACATATCCAGCAAAGCGTGCTCCATCTCCTAGCATGGATGCTACGGCATATGTAACAACACACAATTCTACTTTAAGTGATGATCAAACAATAGACTCAGGTGTTTTAGCGGGTCCTGTAACAATAACAGGTACTCAAACAATAACAGGTAATTTGGTAATAGTATAATGGCTTCAGAAATAAAAGTTAATAAAATTTCTCCTGGATCGGGAACAGCACTTCAAATATCCGACTCGGGTGATACGGTAACGTTGCCTTCGGGAGCCACACTAACTATAGCAGGAACAATAAATGCTAGTACAGGAACAGCAACAGGTTTTGGCGGTGCAGTTGAATGGCAAACAGCTTCTGTTAAAACAGGAAATTTTAGTGCTGTAGCTGGAGAAGGTTATTTAGTAAATACAACTAGCGGAGGTATAACAGTAAGTTTACCAGCAGGAACTGCTGGAGATCAAATAGGATTAGTTGATTATGCAGGAACATGGGATTCTAATACATGTACGGTTAATGCAAATGGCACAGAAAAAATTCAAGGAACAGCAAGTGGTCAATTATTATTAGCAAAAGATAGAGAAGCTGTTTCATTACTTTATACAGATTCAACACAAGGTTGGATTTTAACAGGTTCAAATGATCAAGCTGGAGCAGGACCTACTTATGTTACTGCTACAGGTGGTACTATAACTACCGATGGAGATCATAAAGTTCACACATTTACAAGCACAGGAACATTTACTGTTACTTGTGCTGGTAGTGCAACTGGTTCTAACAGTGTTGACTATTTAGTAGTAGCAGGCGGGGGCGGTGGAGCAAAACAAAGTTCTAGTCCTCAAGGTGGTGCTGGTGCTGGAGGTGCAGGTGGATTAAGAAAAAATTATCCAAATCCTGCCACAGGTGGAACACCTGTTGCAGCAACAGCTTATCCTGTAACTATAGGAGCTGGCGGTGCAGGAGGAACAGGAATATCCCCAAGTGGTGCTGCTTCTGTTTGGAACAGTGTATCCTCTGCTGGAGGTGGAGGCGGTGCTGGTGGACCTGATGGTCCTAATAATGCTGGTGCTGCTGGAGGTTCTGGTGGTGGCGGTGCATATCAATCAGGAGCTGGCGGAGCAGGAAATACACCTCCTGTAAGTCCTTCTCAAGGTAATGCTGGTGGTCCTGGAAGTGGCGGAGGCTACGGCGGCGGAGGTGGCGGTGGTCACGGTGGCGCTGGAGTAAGTCTTGGATGTGTTCCTAATGGAGGCACAGGCGGTGCTGGAACTGCTTTAACTATATCAGGTTCGTCAGTAACTTACGCTGGTGGCGGAGGCGGTGGGGCCTACGGATCAGGTACTGGTGGAACTACTACTGGTGGTGGTGGAGCTGGTGGTAATGGATGTAGCGGTCCTGGACCTGCAAGAGCAGGTGCAAATGGAACAGCAAATACTGGTGGTGGCGGTGGAGGCACTGGACCAGGATATGGTTGTGCTTGTGCTGGTGGAACAGGTGGTTCAGGTGTAGTTATAATTCGATATAAATTCCAAAACTAATGACATGGCAAATATTCGTATTCGTGATCAAGGAAAGATTACACTAAAAGATTCAGATAATTCTAACGAAGTATCTTTACAATCTCCTTCTACTGTTTCATCTAGTCAAGATTTTATTGTTCCTAATGCTGATGGTTCAGCAAATAATATTATTACAACAAATGCTTCAGGTACATTATCTTTTACAGATATAAATACTTTAGTTACAGCAGATATTGATTGGCAAACAGGAGATGTTAAAACAGGTGATTTCACAGCGGTTGCAGGGAAAGGATATTTTGTTAATACAACATCAGGTGCAATTACTGCTACCTTACCTTCTTCCCCTAGTGCAAATGATTTTGTGGCATTTAAAGATTATGCTGCTACTTTTGGATCAAACAAATTAACAATAGGTAGAAATGGATCTAACATTCAAGGAGCTGCAACTAATTCAGATTTAACAACTAATCGAGCTTCTGTTGTTTTACAATATATAGATTCAACAAAAGGTTGGTTATATACTGTGGAAAATAATGTAGGTGATTTACAACAAGCTTTATATGTTACTGCTACTGGTGGCACTATTACAACATCTGGTGATTATAAAATTCATACATTTAATTCTTCTGGAACATTTACTGTATCGTGTGCAGGTAATTCAGTTGGTTCAAACAACGTAGAATACTTAATTATCGCTGGAGGTGGTGGAGGCGGCGGTGGTGGCGGCGCTAATGCTGGAGGCGGCGCAGGTGCTGGTGGTTATAGAACAGATACAGGTGTTTCTGTATCAGCTTCTCCTGGTTCTTATCCAGTCACAGTAGGTGGTGGAGGTGCTGGTAATGTTTACGGTCAATGTTTAACTACTGCCAGTAATTCAGTTGCACTTAGTATAACTTCGGCACGAGGAGGTTCTGGTGGTAATGGTGATGGACATGGTGCTAGAGTTGATGGTCAATCTGGAGGTTCTGGAGGTGGTGCTTCTGGTGTTCAAACTGGTGGTGGCTCTGGTGGTAATGCTCCTCCTGTTTCTCCCCCTCAAGGAAATTCTGGTGGTCAAGGTGGTCAAGGATTAGGTCTCGGCGGAGGCGGAGGCGGTGGAGCGGGAGCTGTTGGTGCAAATGCTTCATCTGGTGCAGCAGGTGTTGGTGGTAATGGTTCACCTTCTACAATAAATGGTTCAAATGTTACCCGTGCTGGTGGCGGAGGTGGAGGTGGTACTGGTTATGGAAGTGCTGCTACTGGTGCTGCTGGTGGTTCTGGAGGTGGCGGTTCTGGATCAACGTCTGCAGTTGTTGGTACTGCTGGTACTGCAAACACTGGTGGTGGCGGTGGCGGAGGCTGGGGTGATCCTGGCAAAGATGGTGGAAATGGTGGATCAGGTGTTGTAATTATTCGCTACAAGTATCAAAATTAATATGGTAAAAAACATTTATGTCTGAAATAAAAATTAATACACAAGGTGAAGTAAAGTTATTTGATTCTGATAATTCAAATTATATAGGTTTAAAAGCTCCAGCAACAGTTGGAAGTAATGAAACATTTATATTACCTGATGCTGATGGTAGTGCTAACAATGCACTTAAAACAGATGGTTCTGGTAATTTAGGTTTTGTTGATGTTACAACATTAGTAACATCAGGTATTGATTGGCAATCAACTGTTCAAACAACAGGATTTACTGCTGTAGCAGGTAAAGGATATTTTTGTAATACAACGGGTGGTGCTTTTACAGCAACTCTACCTGCTAGTCCTAGTGCTGGTGATATTGTAGGTTTAAAAGATTATGCAGCCACATTTGGAAGTAATGCTTTAACAGTAGGAAGAAATAGTTCTAACATACAAGGAGCTTCAAATAATTCTAAATTATCAACTGATAGAGCAAGTGTTGTTCTTATATATGTAGATTCCACTAAAGGGTGGTTATATGTACAAGAATCAAACGTTCAGAATTTAGGCCCTCAATATGTTACAGCTACTGGTGGCACTATAACAACAGACGGAGATTACAAGATTCATACATTTACAGGATCAGGAAATTTTATTGTATCATGTGCAGGTAATTCTACTGGTTCTACAACTGTAGATTATCTTATTGTCGCTGGAGGAGGTGGTGGTGGTAAACACCAAGCAGGTGGCGGCGGTGCCGGTGGGCTCAGAAAAAATTATCCTAATCCTGCAACAGGTGGTACACCCGTAGCTGCTACTACTTATCCTGTTGTAATCGGAGGTGGGGGCACTGGACAGACTAGCGGTACATCAAATGCTCAAGGTGGTGATGGTAATGTTTCTAGTTCTTTTTCTGTTTCTTCCGCTGGTGGTGGTGGCGGCGGTGGTTACTATAATCCTGGATGTCCTGGTGGTGCTGGAAGATCTGGTGGATCTGGCGGTGGTGCTGGATCAGCAAGTAATACAAGTGGAGGTGCTACTACTACTCCTGCCGGTACTGCAGGTGCTGGTAATACTCCTCCTGTATCTCCCTCTCAAGGAAATCCCGGTGGTTTAGCATGGGACAGAGCACCTCACGGAAGTGGCGGTGGCGGTGGTCATGGTGCTGTTGGTGGATCTGGTCCTGGTAGTGGTGCTGGTGGCCTAGGTGGTTGTGGAACATCTGTAGCAATTTCTGGATCAGCAACAGTTTATGCTGGCGGTGGTGGTGCATCAACTTATACTGCTCCCTCTACAGCTCCTGCTAATGGAGGCGGTGGTGGTGATGGTGGTCATGCTGCTGGAACTCCCACAGAAATTCCTGGAGTTGCAGGAACTTGTAATAGTGGCGGCGGTGGCGGTGGAGGTGCTTCTTCTTGTAAAAATGGTGGTAATGGAGGTTCTGGCGTTGTAATTATTAGATACAAATATCAAAATTAATGTTTTATAAAAAAGATTTTTAATATAGTATAGGAGATAGATATGGCACATTTTGCAAAATTAGGAATTAATTCAAAGGTAATTAGTGTTGAAGTTGTTGCTGATAATGATTGTAAGAATGCTGATGGCGTTGAGGACGAATCAGTTGGAATACAATTTTTAGAACATATACATGGTTGGCCTTTGTGGAAAAGAACTTCTTATAATACAACAGGAAACACACACAAGTTAGGTGGAACCCCTTTCCGTAAAAATTATGCGGGAGTAGGTCACACTTATGATGAGGACCGTGATGCATTTATTCCACCAAAACCATATGCATCATGGGTTCTTAATGAAACAACTTGTCTTTGGGGAGCACCAGTTACTTATCCAACTGTACAACAATACGGCGATCCTGCTAAAAACTACAATATTAGTTGGGATGAAGCTAACACTCGTTGGATAGCTACCGATCAAGAAACTCCTACAGGTAATTTTAGATGGGATGCTAGTGCTAAAGCTTGGGTTGCCCTATAATTAATGTTTAACAAAAAAGTTCTATCTGAACAGTTTGTTATTACACATAAAGTTTCTGATCTTCTCAAGATAGATAAAAAAAATTTAATAGCAAATACAGTTCGTAATTACGTTTTAGAAAAACGTTTAAGTAACGAAGATTGGTACCCTGATTATAACTACGTCAAATTAGAAGATCATCAACATCTAGCTTGGATACATGATTATATAAGAGATCATTATCGTGGAGAATATGAAACAACTCCTATTTTAGTAAAAAGAGGAGGAATAGTATTACTTCCTAATGAAAGTTTAGGGTCTCATCACCATATTGATGATTGGGATTATGAAATATCTCCTGAAATATCAGTTTTGTATTGTTTAAAAGAAGGAGACAAACCATCAACTGTAATGTTCGAATATGAGTTTGGAAGAAATAAGAAAAGAAGGTGGAAACAAGAACTAAAGGAAGATACTCTTATTATATTTTCTTCGTATTTGAGACATTCTATAAGTAAAAATTTTAATAAAGACCCAATAGTAGCTCTTTCATTTCAGTTCCAATTACTATAAAATAATGCTATCAAAGAGGCATTATGACAATTGAAATTGATGGTGTAAATAATACTTTAAAAACAGATAAGATTGAACCTCAATCGGGTACGGCTTTACAAATAGGTGCTTCAGGTGACACAATAACGTTGCCTTCAGGAGCCACCTTAACTATTGCAGGAACCATAACAAATTCAGGAACTGCAACTGGTTTTGGTGCAGTTGACTGGCAAACTTCAGATATAAAAACAAGCACATTTACGGCAGTAGCTGGTAAAGGATATTTTGTAAATACTACTGGTGGTGCTATTACCGTAAATCTGCCCGCAGGATCTGCAGGTTCTCAAATAGCTCTTGCTGATTATGCAGGTACATGGGATGCAAATAATTGCACTCTAGCCGCCAACGGTTCAGAAAAAATTCAAGGTGATACTAATGATGCTGTTTTTTCTAGAGATAGAGAGGCATTACAAATTGTTTATGTTGATTCAACACAAGGTTGGATTGTTACATCAGTAGCTGATCAAGGTGGAACTCAAGCTTCATATATTGTTGCTTCTGGAGGAACAGAAACAACAAGTGGTGATTACAAAATTCATACTTTTACTGGCTCTGGAACTTTTACCGTTACATCTGTTGGCAACGCATCAGGAGGTGGAGCAGTAGCTTCATACACTGTAGTTGCTGGAGGTGGAGGCGGTGCTGGAGGTCGTGGTGGTGGTGCTGGAGCTGGTGGCTTTCGTGAAGGAGCTGTTCCAGGTGATCCTTACTATCCTGCAAGATCTCCTTTAGCTGCTACAAGTGGTTTAACTTTATCAGCGCAAGCATACCCAATTACAGTAGGTGGAGGTGGCACTGGTGGATCTGGTGGAGCTGGTTGTAATAGTGGTGGCCTTGGTACAGTTGGTGGAACTTCAACTTTTTCTAGTATAACCTCTGCTGGTGGAGGTTACGGTTCAACTTCAAATTCTTCCTCTCCAGGACCGGCATCTAATGGTGGATCTGGAGGTGGTGGTAGTTATAATCATACTTCCGCTGGTTCGGGTAATACTCCCCCAGTTAGTCCTCCTCAAGGTAATCCAGGTGGTGCTGGAACTGGTTCTGGCTCTGGTTACGGCGGAGGCGGCGGAGGCGGTGCAGGTGGCACTGGTGATGCAGGTAGACCAACCGCAGCAGCCGGAGGAGCAGGTGGAGTTGCTACTTCTATAACAGGTTCTCCTGTTACACGAGGTGGTGGCGGCGGAGGCGGACATTCTTCAGGGCCTGGTTATCCAGGAACTCCTACAGGTGCTGGTTCTGGTGGCACAGGCGGTGGAGGCGCAGGTGGTCCTGCTCCAGGATCTGCTGCTGTTGCAGGAACTGCAGGCACAGCTAACACTGGTGGTGGCGGTGGCGGAGGTAGTTTTCATGGTGGCCCTCCTTATTCAACTGGTGCTGGTGGAGCTGGTGGTTCAGGAACAGTTATTATAAGATACAAATACCAAAACTAATTTGCGAAACCTTTTTAAAAGGTTATAAATACTTAGAAATAATGCAATTAAATAATTATTATTGGTGTTTTCAAGGAGCTTTACCTTCCAGAATTTGTGATGATATTATAGAATATGGTAAACAATTAAAAGAAGAAACAGGTGTTACTTCTGGATATGATCCAAGTAACATGACACCTAACGAACAAAAAAAATTAGAAGAAAAAAGAAAATCAAATGTAGTTTGGATGGAGGCTCTTTGGATTTACCGTGAACTACACCCTTTAGTTCATGAAGCTAATACTAATGCTGGTTGGAATTATCATTGGGATTGGTCTGAACCTTGTCAGTTTACAAAATATGATGGCAGTAAAAAACAACATTATGATTGGCACACAGACTCTGGAGTTAAACCAAATCCAAATGGTAAAATTAGAAAATTATCTATGACAATTGCTTTAGTAGATGGTAGTGAATATGAAGGTGGTGATTTTGAAGTTAATTTTAACACTCCAGAAAAAGAAGATATTCATGTAATTAAAGCCGCAAGAATAAAAGGATCAGTAACTATTTTTCCATCTTTCGTTTGGCATCGTGTTAAACCTGTAACCGCAGGAACTAGATATTCATTAGTTAATTGGCATCAAGGACCTCCATTTGTATGATGAAGTTTTATGAATATTTTAAAACACCTGTATATATGGAAAATTTGCCTCACTGGGTTGATGATATAAATAAAAAATGTGAAAAACATTTAAATTCAATCAGAGAATCAAAAGAATATAAAGATAGAGTTAAAAAGAAAAAATCTGATTTTGGTGAGGTGGCTCATTCTTATCCTATAGCTAGTGATCCAGAATTAAAAATTTATATTGATCATATAGGTCAGCGATCATGGGAATTTTTAGATCAAATGGGTTTTGATTTATCTAATCATACTTGCGTATTTACAGAATGTTGGGTTCAAGAATTTCCTAAAGATGGTGGTGGTCATCACAACTCGCATGTACATCCAAATAATCATGTATCAGGATTTTTGTATTTAAAAAGAGATGAGGACGGACCAGTACCAGTTATTCATGACCCACGGCCCGCTGCTCTTTTATCAGCCTTACCACAAAAAGATAACACACAAATTACTTATGCTACAAATGAAGCACATTGGAAACCTACACCAGGAACATTAATTATTATGCCCGCATATGTTACTCATCAATATTCTGTTGGTGGTCCTAATCAAGCATTTCGTTTTATACATTTTAATATACAAGCCATCCATAATAGTTTTATGAAACAAACAGAAGAGGAGAAAAAATGAGTTTTGAAAAAGATAAATATGAAGTAATTAAAAGAGCCATACCCAAAGATGTAGCTAGTTTTTGTTATGCTTACTTTTTAAATAAAAGACAAGTAGCAAAACATTTACAAGATACACAATATATATCTCCTTTTGATGATAGCTGGGGAACGTGGAAAGATGAGCAAATACCTGACACCTATTCTCATTATGCAGATCTTGTAATGGAAACATTAATGGTTCGAGTACGACCTAAAATGATGCAAGTTACTAATATGAATTTAGTTCCTACATATACTTATGCACGAATATATAAATATGGTGATATATTACATAGACACAAAGATAGACCATCATGTGAAATATCATGCACTCTTAATCTTGGTGGTGATGAATGGCCTATATATTTAGATCCAACAGAAGGATTTGGTAATAAAGGTAAAAAAGTTATTTTAAAACCAGGAGATATGTTGGTTTATAGTGGATGTGATTTGGAGCATTGGAGAGATGCTTTTGAAGGTCAAGATTGTGGTCAAGTATTTTTACACTACAATAATAAACAAGGACAATTTCAAGAAACCAATGCTTTTGATGGTAGACCCATGCTTGGATTACCTGCGTATTATAAAAAAGCACAGTAGACTAAATCACTTTTTATAGTTAAAATAGAGTCTTATGACTCTAGGAATTTTAGCCTTTGCGGAAGGCCCATTATCATCATTAGGTAAACAAGATGCTTTGGCTGTTGTTACCGGTCAGGCTTTAACAACAACACTTGGTACTGAAGCTGTTGCAATTGATGTAGTAGTATCTCCTACAGGTCAAGAATTAACATCTAGTTTTGGTAGTGAAACTGTTACAGGAACTGCTACAGTTGCAGTTACAGGTCAAAATATTACAAGCGCACTAGGTACAGCTACAGCTGTAGCAGTAGCTAATCCAACAGTATCTGTAACAGGCCAAGCTTTAAATGCTGTTATAGGCACATTTGCTGTAACAGCAGGTGGTCAAGTATCAATTGATGCTTCTGCTGAACCTGATTTAGATTTATTTTTAGGTGATGAAACTGTAACAGCTGATGCTAATACAGGAACTCTTACTGGTCAAAATATTACAAGCGCTGTAGGAACTGTTTCTGTTTCTGCAGTTACAATTGCAGAACCTTCAGGGCAAGATATAACTTTAGTTCAAGGTGATGAATCTGTTGTAACAACAAGTGTTGCAGCAGTTACCGGTCAAGCATTAAATACTGCTACAGGTTCTGTATCCGTTGTAGCAAATTCTACAGCTTTACCAACAGGTCAAATAGTTTCTACTGCATTAGGAAATGTAACAGCTATTCAAAATGCAACTGCTACACCAACAGGTTTAACTGCAACCCTAGCTTTATCAAATTCTACTGCAATTTATGCTTGGGCAGAGGTTGATGATTCTGAAACTTCAACGTGGACAGATGTTGATGATTCTGCTACAATGACATGGAATCAAGCGGCTTAGGAGATTATGACATCAACTTATTCATCATTACTACAACTTGAACTTATTGGTTCGGGAGATCAAGCAAATGCTTGGGGTAATACTACAAATAACAATTTACAATATGGATTAGAATATTCAATTGCAGGGGTTTATACTAAAAATTTATCTGCTGCTTCTAGCCCTTATGTTTTAACTGTAGCTAATTCTATTAGCTCTGCTCAAGCGGATAATGAAAATAGACAATCAGCCATTATATTTACAAATCATGGGTCTAATTTTATTATTCAAGTTGCTGCAACTCAAAAAACTTATTTTTTAAGAAATGATAGTTCTGCTTATACTATTACAATGCGTCTTGGAGGTTCCGGCAATACTTATGTCATACAACCAAGCACTAGTGTATTTCTAGCAACTGACGGAACTAATTGGTATAATTTACAAACATCAGGAACTGATTGGCTAACTAAGACAACTACTTACACAGCTTTTCCTGGAGATAAAATATTTTGTAATACTACAAGCGCTCCTTTTACAATTACTTTACCAGCCTCTCCAACAGTAGGGGATGAAGTAAGATTTGTTGATTTAGCAAGTACATTTGATACAAACAATTTAACCATAGGAAGAAATAGTGAAAAAATTAATGGAGCTACAGCAGATTTAACTGTAGCAACCGAAGATGCAGCTTTTAGTTTAGTATACTCAGGCGCAACTTATGGTTGGAAACTAACGGAGAAGTAATATGGCAACTTATGAATCTATCAAATATAAATTTGCAGGAACTGCTGTAACCGGTGTCCTTCAAGCATCAAGTAATCTAAGTGATGTCGCTGCTGCAGCAACATCAAGAGATAATTTAGGTGTAGAAATTGGAGCAGATGTACAAGCTTTTATTTCTGCAACTGCAGGAACAAATGCTAATGGAACAAGAACCGTAAGTACATCAGCACCGAGTGGTGGATCTGATGGAGATATTTGGTACAAATATACTTAATGCATTATGCCGATTTATGTTAAATCAGGTGGTACTTGGCGTGAGATAAGCTCAAGTGCGGGCTCACAATTATATGTGAGAGATGGTACTTCATTTACTAATAAAACAATTATAAATGCTTATGTAAAAGAAAGTGGTTCGTGGGAAACTGTTTTTACTTTATTTGATACACCTGCTTCTTATTCTACAGATACTGGATCTGTAGCTGTTCCAGCAAATGCTAATGCTATTCATGTACAGTACGCTGTAGGTGGAGGTGGCGGCGGAGTTGGAGGAGCCGAATATGATAAAGCTGGTGTAGAATCTGCTGGTGGAGGTGGTTCATCTGGTGGGTATGTTTCCGATAAAGTTTTTAGTGTTACTGGAGGAGAAACCTTAACTATTACTGCAGGTGCAGGAGGTGCAGGTACTGGTGGTGGATATAATTCAACAGCTACTTCTGGTGGAACTACAAGTATTTCAGGATCAACCTCAGGATCATTATTTTCATTAACTGGTGGAGGTGGTAGTTATGCTTCAGGGGGAGGAGATCAAGGACCACCTCGTAATAATTATTTAGGAGCTGTTGGAACAGCAACTATTTCAGGAACTGTTTTAAGTACAGGCACTACTGTTGATGGTCTTAACATAACAACATTTAATTCTGGTCCTGTCGGAACATTTAATTCTAATGGATCAGGTAATCAAGGAACTAATCCAGGTAACTGTAGTGGAGATAATTGTCAAATCGCTGGTGGTACAGGTGGAGCTTCTTATGCTGGTCCAGGTGCTGTATCAGGTGGAACAGGTGCTCCTGCTGGTGGTTCGGGCACTGCTGGAACTAGAGGTTCCGGTGGTGGCGGAGGTGGTGCACAACCACAATCTGCAGGCACTACAGGTGGTGATGGTGAACTTTCATATAGATTTTTAAGGATTGCATAATGCCACTTACTAAAATTCAATTTGCTCCTGGAATAGATAAACAAAATACGGAGTATGGTGCGGAAGGTCGTTGGACTGATTCTGATATGGTTCGTTTTAGATATGGTTTACCAGAAAAAATTGGTGGTTGGGCTAAACTTATTTCTGACACATTAATTGGAGTAGTGCGTGATATGCATGCTTGGTCTGATCTTAATGGTATACGATACATGGCCCTTGGCACAGATAGAAAACTTTATGTTTATTCTGAAGGTGCAGCTTATGATATTACACCTATAAGAAGAACAAGTGGAAGTTTAACTAATCCTTTTACAACCGTAAATGCAAGTTCAGTTGTTACGGTTACAGACGCAGGACATGGAGCTCAAGCTGGAGACTTTGTAACATTTAGTGGAGCGTCCACAGTTAATGGTCTTGACATGAACAAAGAATTTGAAATTACAACTTATGTTGATGCCAATACCTATAAGGTAACTTATACCGGTTCTACAGCTTCTGGTGCTGGAAGTGGAGGTGGATCCTCAGTAGTTGCTACATACGATATTAATATTGGTTTAGCAAATTCAGCTTATGGTTATGGATGGGGAACAGGAACATGGAATACTAGCACATGGAACACACCTAGATCTACATCGACTGTTACAATTGATGGTAGACAATGGTCTTTTGATAATTTTGGTGAGGATTTAATTGCTACTGTTAGTGGAGGTGGAACATATAGATGGGATACATCTGTTGGTACAGGTACACCTGCTGCTATTATTAGTAATGCACCAACTGTTTCAAGATTTACTTTAGTTTCTCCGACGGACCGACATGTATTTTTATTTGGCACTGAAACAACAATTGGATCGTCAGCAACAGCTGATCCTTTATTTTTACGTTTTTCTTCTCAAGAAGATTACAATACTTGGGTTCCAACAGCAACTAACACAGCTGGTTCTTTTAGAATTCAAGATGGTTCTAAAATTATGGCAGCAGCTAGATCTAGAGGAGCTATTTTAGTTTGGACTGATACTTCTTTGCATGGTATGCAATTTGTTGGTCCTCCTTTTACTTTTTCATTAAATCAATTAGGAGCAAACTGCGGGGCAGTTTCAAATCATTGTGTTAAAGATGTTAATGGTATTACCTATTGGATGTCTCAAAATTCTTTCTATATGTTTGATGGTGCAGTTAAAAAAATACCTTGTAGTGTTCAAGATTATGTATTTGGTGATTTTAATATTACTACTCAACCAGAAACATATTGTGGTCTTAATTCAGAAAAAAATGAAATAACTTGGTTTTATTGTAGTGGCACTGCAGAACAAATAGATAGATATGTAAGTTTAAATTATCTAGAACAATCTTGGGCTATCGGAAGTTTAGCTCGAACAGCTTGGGTTGATTATGGAGTTTATGAATATCCTTATGCTACCGAATATTCTACTACAGCTGTTGCAACAACGCCTAGTGTATTAGGATTAACTGATGGTGCTACAACTTTTTATAGACAAGAATTTGGAGTTGATGCTGATGGTTCCGCTTTAGATGCTTATGTTACATCAGGAGATTTTGATATTCAAGATGGACAAGAACTTCTTCATATAGGAAGGGGAATTCCAGATTTTCAAAATTTATCTGGAACCGTAGATGTAGAACTTAAATTTAAAACTTATCCTACATCTTCTACTTCTATAACTACAACTTCGACTGTATCGACAAGCACTACAAAATTTGATATAAGAGGAAGAGGTAGACAAGGACAACTAACTATTAGAAGTGATGCTGTTGGAGACAATTGGAGATTTGGAACTTTACGTCTCGATGTTCAACCAGATGGAGGTAGATAATGTCAAAAATAAGTACAACTAGACTACCAAATGCAACACCAGAATATAATCAAACTCAATTTGATGTATTAATACGATTATTAGAACAAGTTATTCAACAATTAAATTTTGGTTATCAACAAGATTTAAAAGACGAATCTACAGCAAGGATGTGGTTTTTTGACTGATTCTTTTAAAAGTTCTACCTTAACAGGCACAGGAACTGTATACACAGTTCCCACAGCTGATCAAAATTCGCAACCTCCTGTGTTGCCTACCACTACCATAGTAAAAAGTTTTTACTTGTCGAACCAATCAGGTGGTGCAGTAGCAACTACAGTTACAATGCTAGACTCAAGTAATAGTAGTTTAGAGGTAGAATTGTATAAAGATAGTTTAGCAGATGCTACTGAAGTTGAAAAAATTGTTACAGTTGTTTTAGAACAAGCTGATCAAATAAAACTAACGGGTGCGGGTGTTAAAATTTTACTTAATTATATGGAGATTAAACAATGACATTTAAAAAAGTACAAGACCCTAAAAAAATTGGGGTTCAAATGGTTAATGGTAAAGAAGTACCAATACTACAACCTGAAGTTCATATAGAAATAAAAAATAAAATTACTGGTAAAGATTATGAATCAAAAGAAGAAGCGGACAAAGACGTTCAGGATCCTACTACAAATACTCAAGAAGAACATATAGAACAAAACGTTCAAGTTAAAGTTCAACAATTGCCTGATTTTAAAGGTGAAGTAAAGTACGATTAAGCACTACACATTTCACATTCTTCTGGTTCGTTATTAATTATTGCTTCTGGAGATTGTTTTTTCTTATGACATTTACAATCTATGTGTCTTTTTAAATCTCTTTCTAATGCTGTAATTCTACTAAGTGCTTTTGATAATTTATCTGCTAGATATGCAATTGATGCAGATGCCTCTTCTTGTGTCATAATATCTCCTGTGTTAAATTTTTGGGGTAAGGATCATTTTACTTTTTTCAAATATTTTTTGCAAGAAAACTTTTTATAATTGTTTTCTTGACATTACTTCTTATTTAACAGGTCATGAATTTGTTGGCCTTGAACGGCAACCATGAACCCTATAAATATAACTCCTACTAAAATTATTATAAGTAATATTGTATCTATCATAATGTTCTCCACATTTGAGGGTGAGGTAAACAATGTTCAGTACTTACACCTTTTTTCATTGTTAATAATATATCACCGCTTATACTTATTCGAGGTTCTTCTTTAGTATTAGTTTCAGTGTAATGTAATAACTCACTTGGAAAAATTACAAAGTCTCCTGTAGAAACAGGAACCATATAACTTGCAAAATTAAATTTGTTCCATTCACTTAAATATTGATCTGTAGGAGGAATATATAACCCTGTTTGTGTAGCCAGTTCTTGTTCAAATTTTATATTTCCCATTTCATTATTTCTTACATAATAAACAAAACTAAAATGACTTGCTGTATGTTTATGTGAAGCTATGTGTTGATTTTGTGTTGTATATGTGCTCCATGCTTTAGTTATGTGAATGTCTAATTTATTTAAATTGTATCCTAAAGTATGTAGATAAAAATTAATGTTTCTATCTAAAGCTGAAAATAGAAATTGATATAATTTCTTTTTATGTAAATTATCTACTGCACTTTCTAAAACAGTTTCATTATCTTTATTAGTGTATTGTATTTTAGTATTACCAACTACATCAGTTGTAGCAGCCATTGCTCCTGGTTTTTCTTTTACAAAAGATTTTATATCAGAAATTACATTTTTGTTTATAGTTTCGTAATTAGCTATTGTTGCTTTATAAATATTTTTCCCAAATAAAGTGTTAATGGTAGTTTCTTTCTGCATAACTAACCTCCAAGTATTCTATTTTTGTTACCCAACCACGAGGTATAGCTATAGCTCCACCTCCATGATTGTCATCTTTATCCGTACACCATGATCGCATAATGACAACTTTTTCTATATTTTCTACTATCATCCAGCCAACTTCTTGACACACGGCTAACGGAGCATCAATCATTTCTTTAATTGACAACCATCCTGTCTCCATATCCCTGGCATCTAGCCAAGTTATTCGAACCATAGGGCATTTATCAATATCAAACTTTTCTGTACTAGACATTATAGCTCTTGTGTTATACCAATATTTTGACTATAATTGTATGATAAAATAGGCATAATGCACAAGTCTAGCCTCCTTGCTAAAAATAAGACAATTCATAATTGCAATAGGAGATATGTTTAAGAATCTAATAAAAAAGGTTAAATCATTTGCCAAGAAAGCTGCCCCATATGCGGGACTTGTAGCTGGCGCTTTTGGTATGAATCCAATGGCTGCAGCAGGTATAGGTGCTTTACTTGGTGGTATGGGTGGCGGAGGAATGAAAGGCGCCATGATGGGTGGCCTAGGTGGCTACATGGGTGGCAAAATGTTTGGAGCCGACAACCCATTATTTAATACAGGATTTGGACGAGAACATTTTTTCTCAGATAAAGTTGCACAAAATCTTGCAAACAAAGGTTTTTTAAACAAAGGTGTTTTTGCAAATATGAATCCACTGATTGGTGAAGGTGGAAACATTTTTGACACTGCAGTTAAATATGACAAAGAAGGTAATATTATTAAAAAAGGAATGATGGATTATCTTCCATTAGTTGGACTAGGAACTGGTATTGCTTACGCAGGAGGTTTGTTTGACGAACCACCAATTCCAGAAGATGCAATTCCAAAAGAATATAAATACGATCCGGATAAAGATCCTTTAAAAAATATTAATCAAAAATTTGCAGACATATATGGTAATTATTCTCCAATACCGAGTACTTCTATTTATGGATATTTAGATAGTATGGGCTTAGGAGGATTTGGAAATAAAAATGGTGGAGTTATGGCCTTTGCTGATGGAGGAAGAAGAGAAGATTATATTGCAGAATCTATGACTGCAATTATTCCACCAGAAATGATGGATGAAAAAATGATGCAAACAAGAGCAGAAACAGATTTAGAAAAACTTTTTAAAATTATGAATCCAAATTTACCAGAAAATTTAGATGAGTATGAATTTGGAGAAGCATATACAGATGAAGATGGAAATACAAAAGTTGAATTAATTAAAAAAACAGAAGAAGATACTGCTGGTGAAAAAGCTTTAAAGTCTTTAATGACAGCAGAAGAATTTGCAGAAACTAAGATGGGTGCAAATCCTGTAGATCCTTTAGATTCTTTAAAAAGAGCTCAAGCTTCTTTAGCTAGAGCAGAAAAGTTTGCTAATGGCAGAGACACTAATCCTCCAATGGAACAGCTTATTGTTCCTAATCCTAATTTACCAAGTTCACAAGGTATTATGGAAGAATCAGGAATATTATCTTTAGAAGAATTAGAAATGTATATTGAACAATTAACTATGATGAAAAATGCAGGAGAACTTTCAGAGGAACAATTCCAAATGGCTGTTCAAATGGTAATGCAAAAAGCAGGACAAACACAAGCTGCTCAAAACGGAGGTATTGCTCAATTTAATTATGGTGGAGAAATCATGGGCCCTGGCACCGGCCGTGAAGATATTATACCAGGAAAGATAGTTGATAAAAACACAGGACAAACAAGTGATATGTTGGTAAGTAATAATGAACATATTATACCTGAGTATACTTTGTATGCGATGGGTGGTGGAGACACTGAAAAAGGTCATGAAATGATGAATAAATTAAGAAGTGAAACTAAATCAATAGCAAGCAAAATGGGTTATGATTTTAAAGGTGCAGAAGATGGGAGTGTAAGATATGGCTGAGTCACAAGTAATTCAAAATTTACCTCCTGAGTATATACAAGAAGCTTACACTAACCTTATTAAAAACGTTGGAGACTATGTAGGCAGTGCGCCTGCATTACCTGATTTTCAATTAGCTGGATTTAGTCCTGCACAGCAATTAGCTATGCAACAAGCTTATGGAATGCAAGGTTATAGCTACGATCCAACAACAGGATTTACAAAAACAGGAGCAGCCGCTGGGCAACCAGAAATGGCCATGGGTCTTGGAGCTTTAGGAGCATACGGAACTCAAGCAGGTAATTTATATAATCAAGCAGCTACTGCTACATTTGATCCTTCAAGTTACAAACAATACATGAATCCTTTTCAGGATGAAATTACTGCAGCAATTAATGAACAAGGACAAATGGCTCAAAATCAAGCAGCAGCTCAACAAGCTATGGGTGGAGTATATGGAGGAGCAAGAGGACAGATACAACAAGGCCAGATACAAGGAAACATTTTTGATACAATAGCTCAATCAACAGCTCAAAATTATGGTAATGCAATGAATCAAGCATTTAATGCATTTCAAAATCAACAACAAAGAGGTATGGCAGGAGCTCAAGGATTAGGAGCACTTGGATTAGGATTAGGTCAAGCTTATGGTCAACAAGCACAAATGCAAAATGCTTTACAAGCTCAAGGTATTGGACAATTGATGGGAATTGGAGGAATGCAAAATCAACAAGCACAAGCGTTCTTGGATATGCAAAGAGCAAATCAAATACAAAATATTAATCGCCCTATGCAAATGTATGGCTTTATGTCTGATATTTTATC